GATGGGTCGAGTTTCGGAGCATGTACTCTGACGAGTATGCGTCCTGATTGATCTTTACCAATACCCTTGCCACTCCGGCGATGGTAATGGTGAGCGTGTTTCCTAACATAGGAGACTCCTTTGCGAACGTTAAAACAAACCTTGTCGCTTAAAAGCGACGCGGTCACTCTCGGGAAACCGAAGAGCGCTTAACGCCGCAATAATCGACAGCTTCCTACTCGTCAGAATAGGAAGCCGAAAGGTGGGGAAGGCGAGCACATACGGTACAGCGTACCGTTTCTTGCGCTCGTGTCTACGCAGAATTGGTTCCATTTCCAATTCGTATAGACCATACGGCAATGGACTATGCTCCAAAGTACGCGAAAGCGTGCTATGTTGCATAATACAAATGCCACGGTGCCTCATTTCCGTGGAATTAGCAGTGGCGTTGACTACGTCATCGACATTGCTAAACCAACCGACAAGCCACGACCAGGGAATAATTTCCCATGCCGCGGCCAGGGCGCCCGCTGAATTAACACCAGCAAGTATTTGACGAGTTTTGAGCGTAAGCTCTTTGTCGTTCAAATCCTTGAATGGGTTATTCCAGTTAGGGCAATACCATTGGACTGTCCCCCACACCCTATGGGTGTAACGGTCAATCCATTTACCGGTGACAGAGAAGTGTGCAGATTGAGCAGTAAAATTACTGCCAATCCTAACTTTCTGTCCAGAATCTAAGGTCCTTCCCTTTTTCAGTTTGAGACCCTTCCGTAACCGATCCAGTTCTTTGAATCTGCGATCAGTTTTCTCCTTGAAATTAAGGAGATTGCGGATGTCGGTCACAAGTGGCCTCCAGCCCCAGCGATATTGAAGATGCGCAACCGCAAGATTCTTCAGTACCGAACGGCCGTAGCCACGAACGAGAGACGGTAGATCCTTTAGCTCGGCGAGAAACTGTGGAACGTTCACTTCTGAACGCCCAGGGTTTGTCTCGGCAAGCAACTGCAAGGCATACTCATTGAGCTCAATAGGCCCAATGGGATAACCTGACGCAGCTGTTGGATCTGGCACAGCATGCTGTAGAGCGGCGATTGGGTAGTCGTAGAAAGTACGAAATACCCCGCCATTCGAATGCCTGCGAATGCCATTGACCAAGCCGCCGTAACGATGCACTTCGGATAAGCTAAGGTTGTTAAACCCTTCGCGATTTCCGATTGTATCAACGCACGACTTGTCCATCCCAATGGAAGTGCTAGCAGAATCTAAGTAATTGTTTTTCTCATTATACACCGTTCCGGTGTGTGAGAAAACAGTACTCATGGTTCTAGTTCGCTCTGCCATAGGGAAATACCTCAATCGTTCACTGCACCAATGGAGTTGCACACAGCAAAACGCCGGATGAGATACCCAACGCAGGGTGACCCAACAAG